CTATAGGGTGTATAACTAGGTATGCCCAAAAAAAGACGTAAGAGAATAGCAGCCGACAGCTCTCCAGAAATACCTTACCCAAGAGTAAGAGTTGAATGGATTGATTGTGTTAGTGATAGTGGTTGGGCTACCGATAAAGAGTTTGATAAAATGAAATTAGCACAGCCAGTAAATGAGGGTTGGCTGTATTCAAAAGATAAAAAATCTATTAAGCTGTTTGCATCTTACGATAAAGATGAGGATGGTTTTACTTTTGGGGATCGGACGATGATTCCTCGTCAGTGGGTGAAGAAGATAACTCGGCTGTAACTATCTGGGCATCCTTATCAATGATAGGTTGATAAAATTTAAGAGCTTCTTTTACTCTCGCATCTATATCTTCTTGTGAGGTGTTTTCGTGTTTATGCAAATGTATTTCATTATTGTTTTGTAATCCACCTGCTTTACCTCTACCTATTTCTGCGTTTATAGCAGCAGACCACGCTTTATTTTTTCTTGATTCATCTCTTAATTTACCTAATTCTGCAAGATGTCCTTCGTAAGTTATATCATATTTCTTTAACAGCTCTGATCTTCTGCTACCTATATATTTAACAACTAAAGGGTAATGTCTTGGGTCTTGTAATCTACTAGCAGTTACGTGAGCAGAATCTTCAGCATATCCAGCTGCTATTGCACAATCCGTTGCAGTCATTCTACCCTCTTCTGACACGATTAGATTAGCAAATTTAATTTGCATTGATGTTAATTTTTTTGGCACTCCCATGGTTGAATTATATAAATTATAGGATATATTGCAAGTCAGAATGAATGGAAGATTATTAAGACAAGTATTAGATAAGATGCTGAAATCACCTGTAGCTCAAGATGCAAGGGTTCAAGTTTGTCTACCAGATGGTAAATTTTATGATGTTACCTCTTTACAACTACTAGAAAATAAAATAATTGGTCATAGAGAATCTCATAGATTAGTGTTTACAGTTAAAGCTGAGACCTGGAATATGGGTAAGATTTTGAAGAAAGTTGGAGACACCACTTAGCTTGAAAATTAGCTCGAAATGAATAAAGGAGAGACCAAATTTTGGCATGAAATTAAAGCGTTCAATATTAAAAATAATCGCAAATTATCATTTACACGCTTGGAAAATAGTGCTGCACACGGGACTCCTGATCTATTGGGGTATAATAATTCTAGCCACTTTTTCACTGTCGAATTAAAGCTAAAAAAAGCTAAGAAAATTGTCTTCTCACCTCACCAAATATCCTTCCATGTAAGACATCCTAAGAATACTTTCATACTGGTAAAAGAGCTGCCAAAGGCCCTCGGTCAGAGGGCTGTAAAACTTTATGAAGGGACCGAGATCCACGCGCTTGTGGGCGGGACCCACCCCACGCCTGTGGCTTGTGGCCTATCAGCTTGTTGCTTGTTCCTTGAGCGCTTGTAGCTTGTGGCCTGAAAAAAGTGCAGCGTCCCAGGAATTTGAGGACGACAGTGCCGGCAAACTACCCAGGGCCGCTTCGTCCTCGTGATCCACATGTGAGCATTTGTTCTTAGTCACTGAACCTTTGCTCAGGGTTGAATTCTTTTTAGTGCTCACCATAAGCTATGTTTTTAACTTTTGGATCCCAACAAGCTCGACAATCACCGCAAGCGTTGTTTTGTTTTGGAGCTGGACAAGTCGCAGCCTTAGTCACAACAGTTGAAGTATTAGGCCAGGCGCCGGCTGGCGCCTGGTCGATCATCGGCATGGAAAATCTTACAACTAAATTTCTGGGAGCTCTCGCGACGTGTTCCTGGGTCCAAGCTTCTCGAGTCGGGAGCCAGTGCTGCACACCAGGCGTGAGCTCGCAAACTTTAAAAATTTTATTTAAATGATCTAGATCTTGAACGTCGCCGCTGTCGTGCCATCTAAAATATTTTGATTTTTTTGAATTAATTAAAAAAGCCATAGCTGCAACCCAACCAGGATTTTTTATAGACTTGAGTCTTCGATATTGTGCAGCTTGCACAACTTTAAAAACATAACAGCCCTTGAGCGCGTAACAATTAGAACACGTCGAGCCTTTAACCTTCTGAAGCTTCGAGCCGGTTTTACACTCGGCAGCCGGCAGGCCATAACACCAACCCGGAATTTTAGACGGCCGCGATAGGCCGCCTACAATTTTTAATGCTTCATTAGTTTTCATAGTTACTATGTAGGATATTATAGGAAATAAAACAAGAAAAATATTTTTATTTTTTTAAAATTTTTTTCTTGACATATCCTATTTTATCCTATACACTTGGACGGCGGCTGGGGATGGCGGTGGTAGGTAGAGAAGAGCATGTGGGCGGGTCCCACCCTAAAAAATAAAAAGATCCAGGTGCGTGCTGCTTGTCGCTTGCTGCTTGTAGATTTATCCTGGCGTCCCAGGAATTTAGCTGCTGCAAAGCCTTTCTCGTATCTTCCTTACCGGGCAACAATTACAGCAGCTTTTTAGCAGCCTAGTCCCAATGCTCGCGAAGCGGGGTCGTAGGCTGCTTGCTGCTTGCAGCTTGTGCTCCAGGCTCGGCTTATACAGCTCGGAGCAGCCTGGAGCTCGATCAGTTTTACCTGATCTCAGGTCTCACTCATTCTAGATCATCAATACCACTATCAGCTAGCGATGAATGAGACCAGAGATCAGTCGGCGATTGCTCGCCGACTAATTAATTAAAATTAGCAGATCTTAAAACCTCCACTAAATCTGCAGAACTCTGCAAACTCTTTCACGTGATCCACGCTAAAAGGGTAGGACGCGCTAAACATTTTTTCATTGTAAATCTTGTCCCATTTATCCTTGTCCTCTTTTGGAAAGTTCATTGGAGCAACATTAGTTTTACCTAATTTTTTTTCAACACTTTTACAAAATTTTTCTAATTTTTTTTCAATTTTGTTGTTGTGCTTCTCCATTTTTTTTCTTTCCTTTTCATAATCAGCTTGAAATTTTTGAGTGTGTCCACTCTTAATCAAGACTTGTAATTGATTATGAATTTGTTTTGCGGTTTCGTCGTCAACTTCGTGACCACTATTTTCGTGCCATAGGTTGATGTCGTCCTCTTCAACACAACCTGTGAATTCAATCACATAGTTGGCTAAAGGTCTCCACCACCAAACGTTCGAACGAAAGTAATCGCCGACAACCTCGTTCCTATATTCCTCCGACTTTGCAAAATATTCTTTTCTTTGCTCTTCAGTCGTTGGTTTGTCCCAATCCAAAACTGGTTTAACTGCCTTGTTTGGATTGTAAGGGTTCATTCCGTATAAATCAAAACCCATTTTTTCCTCCTTTGTTAAGATTAAATCCTATTAAATCCTACAACATAGTCAACAAAAAAATAATTTATTTTCAATTAAAAAGTGATTGACACAAGATGTAGTGGGTGGTGCATGTGGGCGGGACCCACCCAGATTTTTTTTGTTAAGTGCATGTGGGCGGGACCCACCCTTATTTTTTTATTTTTTTCTGGGGCAGCTCACACCGCCCCAAAATTTTTAAGCTATTTAATCTATATCAATTATAAATTTAGAATATGGTGGAGAGTATTCTTCAAATTTCTCCATAGAGTAAACGGGAAAATATCCGTCACCCCCAAACCTTTCTAATTTACAAGCAATGCCCTCATGACCTTTTGGATAAACCATATTCCCTTGAGGATGTTCGCAAATATCCTCATAAGAATATTTTTTCATGAACATCTCAAGGTAACAAGGGTCAATAATTAATAATTGACCGCTATCTACACCTATGTTTCCATAAGGACTAACTATTGGTTTTCTTTTTTTCATAAGTCCCTTTCTGAAAAATGTTAAATGTGATTGAAACAATGTCAGAGTTTGCAGTTGTGTATCTCTCTCTGTCTCTGTCCCAAAACGTCATGTAACGTTTTCCTGTTTTTTTGTTTATACCGATTTTACTTTTTTCATCCCAAGTGCCTTTTCTTGAAACACTTTGACCATGAAAATTTTCTTCGCCATTGATATATTGTGGCGTCCAAGTGACGAAGAATTTTGTGCCTTTGTCCATCATATTTATTTTTCCTTTCTGCTTGACATATTATCCTACATGACTATATTGTCAAGTATGAAAGGAGGAATAAAAATGGAAAATACACACTCGACATTTTTAGTGTTAAGAATAAGCGAAGACAAAGACAATGGAAATACAGATATTGACGTTGTTGAGAGTTTCGTAACTATGCGAGACGCTAAAAATTATAAAGATGCGAAGGACTTGATTGAGCGTTTATCTCCAAGAAATACATGGAGACACACTCAATATAAAATTCAACAAATTTTTTACAAGTCCTTTGTTCAAGACGAAAAGAAATCTTGGAAAGATTTAGTTTCGGCTTAATATTGTAAAAAAACCACGAGTGTTGCAATTATGCAGCACTCGTAGGAAAGAGCATGTGGGCGGGACCCACCCAGAAAAAATAATTATAGATCCCAGAAATCTTTTGTTGACATCAATATTGATTAATATATTATCCTATATATTAACAAAGGAGAAAGCATGGAAAAAATAAACTATAAAGATCTAAAAAAGAATGATCGAATAAAGTCTAATCAAATTGGTGTACCAATTACAGGTAAGCTAATGGAAAGCCCAAAGCAAGGTAAAGGATTAAAAAAAGTTATTTTGATTTGGACTAATGGTTCTGAGGTTGGAATGTTTGATGAGCATGGTTCAGTTCATGCAAATCAAATCATTGCAGTAGAGCGAGATGGAACGTGGCACGAGGTTAACCATGTTTAAAACTAAGAGCGGATTGAATTCAAAAAAAAGATATAGCAGCATTCAAAGAATAGATATTCTGCCAAATGAATATGCAATCCGTGATTATAAAACTAAAAAACTTTATCCAATAGAAAAAATATCTATAGGTCGATGGAAGTTTTTAGGAAAACATTTCAATAAACTTTCGGATATAAATTGGAGGTATATACCTAAATAAAACTTCTGGGCGTATGCAGCTATTGCATAGGGTATCCTACATTATCCTATGCATAAACTGCATACCACCTAGAGTTGTAGAGAGAAGAGCATGTGGGCGGGACCCACCCCGATCTCTCACCCCTCATAGAGGTACCAGACCGTTTTGGTTTTTTGATTTTTTTATTTTAGTCAATCCCCTTTTTTGCAAAAGGGATCCTAACACATACCCCTATACTGCTTGATTTACACAATTTATCCTATAAAATACTTTCTGGTTCCATATGAAAGTAGTTCCTTTGACATTAAAGAAAGCTAATAATTTTGTAGACAATTATCATAAACACAACAAAAGAGTGGTGGGTTGCAAATTTTGTATAGGTGTTGAGGTAAATGATATTCTTGAAGCGGTGGCGATCGTAGGAAGACCTGTAGCAAGAAGATTAGACGACGGACTTACAGTAGAAATTTTAAGGCTCTGCACAAAACAAAAAGGTATCAAAAATTTATGTAGTATGTTGTATTCTAGAAGTTGGAGATTGTGGAAACTAATGGGAGGTAAAAGAATTATTACATATACTTTAGAAGAAGAAAATGGAGCTAGTCTTAAAGCTAGTGGATTTAAAATAACTGGTGAAACTCAAACATTTAAAAAAGGAACTGGATGGACTACAAGAGAGGGCAGAGTTTGGCAAAAAATTCAAGAACAAAAGAGAATTAGATGGGAGTATCAGATATGAAATTAACCCTAGATCAAATAAATAAAATACCTGATATTCAAGCTCGAGAAAAATTAAAGCGGGATATTATTGAAGGATATGAGTTTCAAAAGAAAGAGGCTGCAAAACAAGACTTCTTAACATTTGTAAAAAGAATGTGGCCACAATTTATAGAGGGTAAACATCACAAAATTATTTCTGAAAAATTTAACAAAATAGCATCTGGTGAAAAAACTAGATTAATTATTAATATGCCACCAAGACACACTAAGTCTGAGTTTGCATCTTATTTTCTACCTGCGTGGATGATAGGAAACAATCCTGAATTAAAAATTATACAGGCAACCCACACTGCAGAACTAGCCGTGAACTTTGGTCGTAAAACCAAAAACCTAATCGACTCAAAAGAATATCAAGATCTTTTTGCAACAAGACTTCAAGAGGATTCCAAGGCAGCAGGACGATGGAACACGGCACAGGGTGGTGAATATTTTGCAGTCGGTGTCCAAGGTGCTGTGACCGGTAGAGGTGCTGATTTATTAATTATTGACGATCCACATTCCGAGCAAGATATGAACTCGAAGAATGCTTTTGAGAAAGCGTACGAGTGGTACACGTCAGGTCCACGTCAGCGTTTGCAACCTGGTGGTAGAATTATTTTAGTCATGACTAGATGGAGTAAAAAAGATTTAACAGAAATGTTATTAAAAGCACAGGCAGAGGATAAAGCAGACAAGTGGGATATTGTAGAATTTCCAGCGATCATGCCAAGTGGTAAACCTGTATGGCCTGAATACTGGCGGCTCGAGGACCTTGAAGCTGTGAAGGCTTCCGCAGGTGTAGCTAAATGGAATGCTCAGTATATGCAAAATCCAACCTCGGATGAGGGAGCGTTAATCAAGAGAGAGTGGTGGCAAGAATGGGAACACGAACACATGCCAGTGTTAGATCATATCATTCAAAGCTATGACACAGCATTTTTAAAAAAAGAAACTGCAGATTATTCTGCGATAACTACTTGGGGTGTTTTTAAACCAAACGAAGACTCACCAAGACAATTAATATTATTAGATTCTTTAAAAGGTAGGTACGAGTTTCCAGAACTTAAAAGAGTTGCTTACGAACAATATAAATATTGGAATCCTGATACTGTATTGATTGAAGCTAAAGCATCTGGCTTACCTTTGATGTATGAGCTCAGACAGATGGGTATACCTGCAAACAATTACACACCATCAAAAGGTCAAGATAAAGTTGCAAGAGTTA